TCACTTACGTTAGCAGAGTAGGGGTCAACGTAGACCTTGATCTTGCCGTTGAGTGTACCAACCAGTGTGCTGGAGGTGTCATCAACGCCTGCGAGTGCATTGTTACCAGCAAGAGCAGGAGTGTAGTCAAGTACACCAGCCATGCCCAGTGCAGAAGCAACGTCGGCAGAACAGATCAGGATGTTGCCCTTGCCACGACGAGTTTGCTGTCCGATAGCGTTAGAATCGCGCTCGATTTGGAACAGAAGTCCTTTGAACTTCTCAACAGACCAACGACCGTTGGAGTCAACGTCAAGGTCAAAGATACCAGCGTTAGCGGTATTGTTCTGAGCACCAGCAACAGCGTTTGTGTAGACGGTACGAACAACCTCACGGTTGATTTCAGCAAGGATTTCAGTGGAGAGGATGTTGCTGAGCTCTTGCTCGGCGTCCAAACCATGAATTGCCTTGAGGTCTTGTGCCAGTTCTAAACTGTACTCAGCCTTCAGGGCGCGAGCACGAGCGGTTACTGTAACTTTCTCGATGGAGAAACCCATCTCACGGAATGCCGTGCTGCTTGAAGAATCATCAAGTGCTTCAACAGTTGCCGTGGTCATGCCAGTGGCGTCGTCTGCTTGCTCGTAGGTTCCAGCAGGGGAATCGTTGAGAAGACCAGGGTTGTTGCCTTGGGCGTCGTTCGTAGCGTCAGAAGCGCCAGGATCGTATGCACCAGGACCGCCAGAGAAACCAGCGTTAGGCTCGTTGAAGAATACTTCGTCGTAACCAGATGCAGCAGGAGCACGCTCGCTACCGTAGTTGGTACGCATTGCGAAGATAAGTCCAGTAGGACCAGTCATCGGTTGAACGCCAGCAATATCATAAGCGATAAGCTGAGGCATGGAGCGACGGATGAGGCTGATCAGTACAGGGTCGAAACCTGCAACAGGACCAGTTGCTGTAGCGCCACCAGTGTAGCCAGTTGTTTGGAGAGTTTCGTTAAGAATCTGGGACTCTTCAACTTGTGCTCTTTCTTGGTTTTCAAGGAGTTGTGCAACAACGCCGCGCTTGTGGGAATCGGTGATCTCAGGAAGAGCATCGTGATTCAGAACGGGTGCCCACTTCTCCTGGAGGTGTTTAATAGACATTTTAGTTTCCAGTTTTAGTAGATAGAATTTACAATTATTTGGACCAACGGGCAATTGCATCGACGTATTTCGACATCGAGCCGCTCGTTGTTTCTTCGACAAGGGGTTCCGCTGCTTCTACACTGGGGTCGCTTACAGACTCTGTAAGTTCAGCCTTTCTAGTGAAGTAGGATTCCTTAATCGTTTCGACCTTCTTTTGAAAGTCTTCTTCAGTTTCAAACTCAACACCCTCTGCCAATTGGTGAAGCCTTTCCTTTTGGGTTTCGGCAAGACCAGTAGCGCATTCGTTCACAATTTCCATTTTTACAAACTCGCCAATTCTCTTATTCAAGGAGACGTTAGCGTCGATTTGCTCGTTGAGTTTAGCTTCCATATCATCAATCTCTTCAACCATGCCGTCAAGCAGGTTGAACTTCTCTTCGGGCACCGTAAAGTTGTGCTCTAAGAAAAGACCTTTTAGGCCGTTGAAGAAAGACTCTGCCATCTCAGTCTTAATGCCATGCTCAATCTGGAGAGAATTTTCTTTCATCCAGGATTCAGCGGCATAAGTGAGGTAATCGTCTACCTTCTCGGCCAATTCTGTTTGAATCTTTTCGACTTCTTCAGTCAGTGTAGATTCAAATGCTTCTTGCAACGCTGCAACTTCAGCATTAACCTTAGAGGTTACTACTGCTTCAAAAATAGTTGCTGCCTTTAAACGGAACTCTTCTGAGAGTTCTTCACCAGCGACAAGAGCGTCAACATCTTCAGTAAAGTCGTACTCGGTTTCAGCGATCGTTTCTTCGCCATCTTCCTCAACGTCCTCCATTTTAGCAGATGCGCCACTTGGCTTGGTGCTAGGAACAGGTGCTTTGCCTACTGACTTAGCAGCAGAAGCGCCTGCATTTTTGGTGCCCTTTGCACCTTCTTCGGAATCCGAAGTAACATCAACTACACAAGGTGCATTTCCATTGCCAGAAGTATCAATCTTCTCGCCTGGTTTTGCGTCTTTGGTAACTGCGTTAGAACCTTCGGTCACTTCTTCCATTGAATCTAACTCTTTATCGAGTGAGGTCTCAGCCATTTGTTTGAACTCCGTTATGCATTAGCGTTGTCTTTATTTATTTATAAATTACAGACTCTTAAGAAATTGGGAAAACGCGGAAACTTTTCGTTCCTGCAAGTTAATAAGAGTTGCTTGATCAATTTCAGTTTTGATTTGAGCAATTGCAGCCTCTTTGAGGATGCCATTATCCCAAACCCATTCCTTTCCTTCCATAATTCCATCAACAAATGCATCAGGAGCAGAAGGATCTGCTACAATATCAGCAGCAGTGGCAAGCATGAAGTCGTCTGCAACGACACTACATCCTTCCCTTTTAATTAAAGAACCCATACCTCTTGAAGAAACGCCAAGTCTGACACCTTCTCCGATAAGACTCTTAGCAATGTTCCCCATAGGAGTATCAAGGATTTTTGCTCTACCAATGAAGTTGTTTCCATCTTCTTTGAGAGATTCAATCTTGTGCGATACTCTATCTAAGTTGATAGAAGGACCATCGGGATGACCTAATTCACCAAGGGCCCGCCCTTTTTGAATAAAGTTTTCATCATATTTAGCAACTTCGCGTTGTAATGTCTTAAACATATACTTACGATTGTTGCGATTTTCTACTTCGGCTTGCAAAAAGATACCTTCAATAAAGTGATTCTTTTTACCATCTTCAGTTGCTTCAGTGATAAAGTCAACAGATGTAATTTCTTCAGCTATCAGTTTCATCGGTTACAGGTTCCTCTTGTTGTTCTTCAGTAGGTGGTTCGTGAGGTTGGCGTTCATCAACTTCAACTTCTTGGGCTACTTCAGTGTTGTCTGGAATTTGATCCGCAACTTCATCTGCAGCTTCCTGACCAGTATCATTCAACTCAAATCCCATCTGTTTAGCAAAATTAACTTTTTGCTGTTGGATAGCATCATATGTAGAAGCAGCTAATGCATCATTCATTGAATCTATTGCTGCTGCTTTATCGTTACTATAAATTTGTTGAACGATTTGTTTTGCAATATCACTAGGCATAATAATGTTCCCACTGTCCTATTATTTAGTAGATTAGAATTCTCCCCTACGTGAATCACTAGGTTCAGGTGCGGACTCTTCGTTAGGTGCTACTTCTGCTGCTGGTGCTCCTCCTGCTCCTTCATCGCCAGTAGCCATAGAGGGATCCATTTCTGCCATAGGATCAGCAATAATACCTGCTTCCATTTCAGATTCAATTTGCTTGTCAATTTCCATTATCTCCTGCTCAGTTTGCTTGAGAACCTGACGACGCATATATTCGACAGAGAAATATTTACCAACGTAAGGATCCATAACGTTAATTTGATTCATACGCTCATTACGGATTTCAATTTCCTTCAGTTCTGTGAAGTAGTTATCTGCAATATAATCAAATTGGATATGAGTTTTCATCTCTTCCCATTCTTCTAGTGTAATAACACCCTTTAGAATAAGTTGAGTCTTTAGTAAATCAATGAACAGTTCTGAGAAACGCTTACGCAATCTAGCAATAAACTTCTGGAACTTAACTTCATCGCGAGTAATCTCAGCAGCACGACCAATGTTAAACGTCGTTTCTGTTTCTAGACGCGAACCAGGAACATTAAGTGCCTTATAAAGTTTCTTCTGAAAATATTTTACATCTTCTAATTCACCAAGATTCTGACCACCAGGAAGTGTAGAAATTTCTGTACCTCTACCACCTTCACGACGAGGGAGCCAGAAGTCTTCCAGCATTGACATGAACTTTTTGTCGTCCTTAATCTCACCAGTGTTTGCATCATAAACCATCTTGTTACGATAGCGTCCCATAACTTCACGGAGATATTGCTCCGCTTTATTTTTGGGAAGATTACCAACATCAATATAGAAAATTCTACGCTCAGGTGCTCTACTTAAACGATAGATAACCAGAGAATCTTCGATCATTCTCAGTTGGTTCACTGCCTTAATCGCCTTATTCAGGTGACTAAGAGTCATGTTTTTGTTTAAGTCTTGAATTCCAGAGTGGCAATATGTAATAGAATCTGGGGTAATTTTCATACCCTGATTAGTTGAGTTCTTTAATCCCTTTGGATTGTATAAGAAATATTCTGCCGACTTCTGTGTCAGTTGAGTATTTAAATCTGTTCCACGTAATTGCTCAGGTTTCTTCTGCTCGTACTCAGTAACCTTACGAATCTTACGAGGATCGATATAACGAAGTTCTAATAACCCTGCAGTAGGTTGTTTAGGGTCTATTACTTTATGATAAAATAGTCTTCCATCAACATACCACCTACGAAAGATTTCGTAAGAACGATTTTCAAAATCAAGAAGACGGAGAACTTCCGAAAATTCTTGACGCATTAATTTTTTAATTTTATCTGATACCTTCAAGTTGGAAAGTTCCAACTCAACAGGTACATCATCAAAGTTTCCGCAAATAGTCTCGTTGACAATATCGTCAACTGCACTATCACACTCTGGTTGTAGAACCATTTCTCTGTAACGAGTAATTAGTTCGTAGTCATTACGGACAGTACCATCAATATCGATGGAGTATCCATAGTATCCGCCACCTACAATAGGTTGCGAACCATCCATGTTATCCTTCTGAACAAAAGAAGGCCCCTTGGGGACCTTCTTTGCTCTTTCCAGTGAAAAACCGAAGAGCTGAGACATTATATTCTTGAGTTATTGGTCCTGTTCTATTTATCAACCATTAGGAATTGGCATTAACAGGAGTCCAATATTGAGTCTGAAGTTCAACAGTAAACTCTTCAATCGCATCATTGCTACCGAAGTCAAGATCGATTGCAGCAATATTGCTAGGGAATACGTTATAGAATCTGTAAGACTTAAGAATTTTAGGTTGGTCGCCATCTTTAACATCGCGTGCTAACTGATGAACAGTCATGTCAGCGAAGTAACCTGTTGCATCATCTTGATCACCAAGACCAGCAGCAGAAGTAAAGTTCTCGTTGTATGCTTGAATACTGGATGCCCAGATTTCAAATGCATCACGCAACACAAATCTACTATCGTTCTGAACAGTGATAGTCCAGGGTTCAAACGTTCTATCGCCTGCAATCTTCAGGACTCTTCCTCTGAAAGGAACTTCGATAACACCGATATTAGAGGCAGGAAGATTTGCTGCACGAACAGTAAACTTACCAAGTTCAATCAATGCTGAATTGTTGATGATTCCAGTAGGAAAGTTAAGGTCTACTTGGAATAGATTGGGACGTGCAAAATCCGCTACGACATTTGCTTTAAAATCGTCAATTGTTCCTCTTTTTGCCATGGTTTTTATGCTCAGTGTCTCCGTCGTTAGTATTTATTAGAAACAATATTTTCAGACAAAAAAAGAGACCCCGTAGGGTCTCCTAGTTATGTTAGTTTTTATCAGGAAGCAACTTCAGTAAATGCAACACCAGTTCTGGTTGCAACAAACGTCAGTGTAATATAGTTGATTGTACGGGTTGGTTTTACGAAGATTTCTGCATAGAACTCACCACGATCAACGGCTTCGGGAGGGTTGTTATCAGTGTCACACTTGACAAGGAAGTCAGTAACACCACGACGACCTTGAACATCGCGCAGATAAGGTTCGACAATGTTCAGGAAGAGTGAACGCTGCGATTCATCATTCTGTTCAAACAGTTGTGACTTAGCAGCACCACTAATAACTCTCTCCAGAGTCAAGAACAAACGACGAACGTTGATTCTATCGAATGCAGAAGCAAATCCGAGAGCAGTCTTGTCTCCGTAAAGAACAACACCTTGACCAGGGAAGGAAACAATCGGGTTAACGCGAGCACCATAGAGACGATCACGTTGAGACTTGGTAGGAGTAAATGCAAGTTTGATTGCATTTCTCAAGTTACCACGCTGGAAACCAGCAGGTGAGAACCAAGGTTCTGCGACTTCAGTTGTCTGTAAGCAAAGACCAGCAA